TGGTTCAGTGCTGAAGGTCTTCTAGACATTGGAGAACTTCACAACACAGTTCAATCTTTACAGGAAGCATGATGAATAGTTTTGAAGTCGCACTATACTTTATATGCTTTGCTCTCATTGCTGGTGGTGCCTTCGCTATGATGTGGGCTAACATTCAATCTATTAACATAGAGATGAGGACTCCCAAACCAAAGCATCCTGAAGCACCACAAGCAGGTGAAGAGTTGATGTATGTTGATCTTTCTAGAGAAAAACTAGAAGACCTTTACAAGCAAACTGAAGAATGATAAAATTGAGGAGGTTACTCCTCTTTTTTTATGCAACCAAAAATAGTAGATAACTTTCTATCAGATGATGAATTAAATTATATAAATGGTTGTCTAACTGAAGCAAGATGGAACATACAAACAAGTAAACAAGGTTCATTACAATTTCTTTATTGTGATGTAGGACATATTGATTACTTTTCAAATCAATTGTATAAGAAACTTGAAGAAGAGATAGGGATTGACCTGGAACTTGAAAGAGTATATTTTAATGGCCAACATAGTGGCAGAGAAGGGGAGTTGCACTCTGATAGATGTGATATTACAGCACTCATTTACATAAGTGAATACAATACTAACTGGGGTGGTTTCACACAGATTGTATACTCTCCTACTGATCAATATATTATTCCACCACTGCAAAAAAGATTGTTATTATTTGATGGAAGAATCCAACATAAAGGATATTCATATTCCTATCAGGATACACCTATGAGAGTAAGTCTTGCATACAAACTACATTTAAGGAATAATTGATCACGTATAAATTAAAGGAGGAAACTAAATGAAAAACACAATGAACAATTTCACAGTATACACAAAGATTGGTTGTCCTTATTGTACTAAAGTGATAAGTGCTCTTAAGTTATCAGAGCAGAGGTTTGTAGAATATAAACTAGGTAGAGACTATGAGAAACCAGAATTTTATGAGCAGTTTGGTCAAGGTTCTACCTTCCCACAAGTGTCAGTAGATGGTAAAGTTGTTGGTGGATGTTCTGAAACTGTTAAATATCTCAAAGAGAATAATTTGGTCTGATGGATTTAGATCTCTACGATGCAGTTGAACATACTATAGACTATGCCTTTCAGGGCAAATTTAGGATGAATATGTATGAGTATCTGAAGAGCAATAAATCTACTAGAACTGTTGTAGAAGAGTTCCTGATGAGCTGTACTGCAGCAGAGATAAAGAGTATCATATTAGACCTTGAAGGATACTTAGAGGGTGGTGATGACAACTTACACAAGCAGTTGAGAGAGGGTTATGGTCACCTTGGAAAACCTGAGGCTCGTAAAATAAAAAATTATCTTGAGAGTATCATCAATGATGCATGTAGGTACATGAATGAAAAAAGATCAGGAAGAAGAAGAAAGCTCACTAAATAAAGAAGATTTAGATACTCCTAGGATGAATAGGGGATTTGAATTGCTTCTAAGAAATAAAAAAAGGAGGGAACCACCTAAGACTTTTCAGTTAAAGTTTGGGAAATCACTCTCCATTTTTGGAAAGAGAGTGGAATTTTTTCTAGACACCCACATAGATGTAAGGAAAAAGGAGAACTAAAATGTTAGCAGTTACACTCACGTTCACTACACTGATTTCTGTTATGTTTCTAATTGTTGGAGGTGTTGTTGGATACCTTCTAAAAGGATATGCTATTGACAGAACTTCTCAGTATATTCCTATGCACCCAGAGATGTTTGATGAGAATGGTCAAATCATTCCTGATGACGTATTGGCAGTGAGGTTTGAAAATACTATGGAAGACCTTACTGAAGATGGAGATTGACTTCTCCTGATAAATATCCTATATTGAATTAAATTGATTACTACAATGCCTACATCAACTAAAAATACAAAACTTCCACCTAATCCTTTTGTGCATGAAATCTTTGAGGAAATCTCAAAGCAAAGAAGTGCTACTAAGAAGGTGGAAGTATTGAAAGAACATAGGTGTGATGCTGTTGTGTCACTCCTAATTTGGAACTTTGATGACACTGTTATCTCACTACTCCCTGAGGGTACAGTTCCTTATGAAAGAAATGATGTTCCTGTGGGAACAGATCATACTTCATTGCGTAAAGAATGGAGAAACCTTTATCACTTTGTAAGAGGTGGTAATGACAGTCTCTCTAAGACACGTAGAGAGAGTATGTTCATTCAAATGCTTGAAGGTTTGCATCCTCATGAGGCAGACATTGTGTGTCTTGTGAAAGACAAGTCACTTAATTCTAAGTATAAAATCACTAAGGCAAATGTTGAAGCAGCATATCCTGATATCAATTGGGGAGGTAGATCTTGAGAATTTTGAATGAGGCATGTGATCCTGAAGTAGCCACAGATAAATCACTGCCTAATAATGCTTTCCTTGTCTCTTACAGTGTGGGAGAGGAGAAAAAGTATGACCTTGTTATATCCAGTAAGAAGGTAGAAATTTTTGATCATTATTATGACAAGTATAAGAAAGATCTAATTGATATCCAACAGTCAGATGGTACTGCCAATCCTAAACTGTGGAAATCGCAGGAAGAAATTCAGAAATCATCTAAAAAGAAATGAATATTGATAAAGATAAAGGATTTGATGTTGAGTTTGAAGTACCAAAAGATCAAGTCCAAGAACTTCTAAAGAAGTATAAGAAGGTGAAGAAGTATCAGAGGTCAAGTCTTTTTGTTGTAAAGACTATGGATGGTACAGAAAATATAGTCTCTAAAATGATTGAGGAGGCACAGGAGGAAGGGTTTTGATTCCTAGTGATCACTATGAACCAGGAGGAAGACCCAGAGACCCTGAGTATATTCTGATGCTCCTCTCAGAACTGGAAGGTTCTTACCAGCAATTAAAATATATGGGATTCAAAGAGGATGCTGAGATCATTAATCAAATGAAGAAGCCATATTACAAACTTTACTTCAAGACAAAAAAAGAAAGAGCTTGACATAAATAGTTACAATGGTCTATACTAGACCTGTCGTTCATCTCCTAATTTGGAACAAATTTGGACTTGATTAGGAGACGCAAGTAAGTCGCGGAACGGAGTCGTTCATCCCATGCTAGAACTATTATTCTATACAACACTCACTTGTACTCAAACTGATGCTATCATGCTGAAGATTGAGACAAACCCAAACATTAGTAATTTTCTAAAGGTTGAGTTAGTTGAGACCCTTAAGGACTCATCACCAGAATGTGAGTGGTACTGGGACGCACACGACTGAAGGAACGGGGATTAAAACCCTCTACTACTTTAGGAGTACCTACAATGAACACCCTTAACATCATCAAAAAGCAAATTGAAAAGGCATCTGCCCTGCATGACGCACAAATTAATCACACCTCATATCGTGGTGTTGAGTATATGACACGTTGTGTAGAGTCTAAAGAGACTCATGGCGCCTTTTGCTACCGTGGTCGTGCTTATTCAAAGTGATTGACAATCACAATTGAATAGTTTAGAATGGGAGGACTCTATATCCTCCCTTTTTTTTATGGAGAAAGATAATCTTAAAGCAATCCTAAGGCAATTGAAAGTCATTGTCAGTGCCTTAGAGACAGAAGTATATTCTAATGTTGAATCATATACTGAAACAACAGAGTATCTTCCACCACTCCCTGACTATGATGAGGTATTTGAAGATGATGAATGATGATTGGAGATACTCTGAAGACAGAATGAAACTTCGTCAACAGTGTCTTAGTATCTTGTTAAATAAGTATGGAAGAACCAAGATAGAAGAAGAATCATATAGTACTCAAGACATTTACGAATGTGTAGACACTTGGGTTTCACAAGGTAACCAGTTAAGTAATGGAATAGTTTCCTATTTCAATACATATTTCAATAATGAAAACAAAAAAAGCAATCAAGTACATTCTCAAACATCCTGAACTTTTTAGTGAAGGTGAAAGAGTCTATGTAGAAAGAGTTAAACAAGAACGTAAACAACTAAAGATTAAACACAAAGATGAATCAAGCCAAACTAATCTCAGTCACTCCTGATGCTGAGAAACATATTGCATACTGTGCACGTGTTTCTAATCCAAACAACCAAGAGAGTGAGAAGTTTGCAGGACTTCTGAAGTATTGTATTAAACATCAACATTGGTCTATCTTTGAGCAGGCATTCATGTCTCTTGAAGTTGAGACCACAAGAGGTCTGGCAGCTCAAGTGCTTCGTCATAGGTCATTTACTTTTCAAGAATTCTCACAGAGATATGCAAGCACTGGTCTATTGAGTAGTGAGATTGAACTTCCTGAACTCAGACGTCAGGATGATAAGAATCGTCAGAATAGTATTGATGATCTTGATCCTGAGACTGTTGATAAAATTAATCGTCAGATGGTTACCTTATTCAGTTCTGCATACTCTTTGTACAATCAGATGCTATCTGCAGGAGTTGCAAAGGAGTGTGCTCGTTTTGTACTCCCATTGGCAGTACCTACAAAAATGTACATGACAGGCTCAATTCGTTCTTGGATTCATTACATTGAACTGAGAACATCTAATGGAACACAGAAGGAACATATAGACCTTGCTAACTCATGTAAGGAGATTTTCAAAGAGCAGTTCCCTGTAATTGCAGAAGCTCTTGAATGGTAACTAAATATTTCTATACAATGGAGGAAACCGTGGCAACTTATCCAGTAAAAAACAAGGAGACTGGTGAAGAGAAAGAAATCCAGATGAGTATTCATGACTGGGACAAGTGGCGTGAAGATAATCCATCCTGGGAAAGATTTTACACACCAGAAAATGCCCCTTGTCTTGGAATTGAATCAGTTGGAGATCCTTTAAGTAAAATTTACACCAAACATCCAGGTTGGAAAGACGTTATAGGTAAAGCTAAACAACAACCAGGTAGTACACTGAAACATTACGATTAATATTATGCCAGCAAAGAAGAAATCAGGAATTGGAAGCACCAATCCAGTGCCCTTTGGTATGAGTAACAAAGTCATGAAGAGAAAGAAGCCAATCAATCTTGATTACATTAAGAAGATTGAACCTCTTACTCAGAATCAGACTACTTTTTTTGAGATGTACAAGCAGCAACAAAATCTTGTTGCTTATGGGTGTGCAGGTACAGGTAAGACCTTTATCACCCTCTACAATGCTCTCCTAGATGTCTTGGATCCAAAGACACCTTATGAGAAGATCTACATTGTCAGGTCTCTTGTGCCCACTAGAGAGATTGGTTTCCTTCCAGGTGATCATGAAGATAAATCATCCCTATACCAGATACCATACAAAAATATGGTGAAGTATATGTTTGAGATGCCTGATGACCCTTCTTTTGATATGCTCTATGCAAATCTCAAAGCACAGGGTACTATCTCTTTCTGGTCCACATCTTTTATCAGGGGTACAACTCTTGATAATGTGATTGTAATTGTTGATGAATTCCAGAACCTAAATTTTCATGAACTTGATTCAATGATTACTAGGGTAGGTGAGAATTCTAAGATTCATTTCTGTGGTGACGCAACTCAGTCTGACTTGACCAAACAGAATGAGAGGAATGGTATTGCAGACTTCATGAGAATCTTGCAAAATATGCCATCCTTTGATACAATTGAGTTCTGTGCTGAGGACATTTGTAGAAGTGGACTTGTTAAAGAGTACATTGTGGCTAAACTTGAACTGGGTATGTAATGTTTAAACATCAGGATGTTCCTTTCGTTCCTATTGAACGAGAGACTATTGAAGGAGTTCGTTACTACAAAGTATTTGGAACTGAAGAACTTGTTAAGATGCCATCTATCACATCAGTGATTGGTTGGAGGAATAGAAACAAGTTTAAGGCATGGAGAAAGAAAGTTGGTGAACAAGAAGCCAACAACATTACTCGTAAGGCTACCCATCGTGGTACTGATGCACACACATTGATTGAAGAGTATCTGAACAACTCAGATACTTTCACTGATGTTCTTCCTTTATCTCAATACCTATTCAAACAAGCCAAACCTGACTTGAATAGGATTGATAATATCCTATGTCAAGAGACAGCATTGTACAGTACTGAACTAGGTATTGCTGGTTCTGTTGACTGTATTGCTGAGTTTGATGGTGAGTTGTCTGTCATTGATTTCAAGACTTCTAAAGCACCTAAACCAAGAGAGTGGATTGAAGACTACTTTGTTCAGTGTGCAGCATATGCTTGTATGTTGTATGAGATGAAGGGTCTTATAGTCAAAAAATTTGTAATCATTATGACCTGTGAAAATGGGGAGGTAGAAATCTATGAAGAATATGACAAGAAAAAGTACATCAACTTACTCTCAAAATATATTAGAGAATTTGTTGAATTCAAATTACAGGAATATGAAAAAGCCTGAAGATCTAAGTGTAGATAAGATCATAGAAAATAAGTTCTACTGCACACGTAGATTCTCTGAGGAGATTGAAAAGATCGCCAAAGAGAATAGAGGTATGAAGTATATGGATTCTATTGTCTTGTTCTGTGAAAGGAACAACATTGATGTTGAATCAATTCCCAAGTTGATATCAAAACCATTGAAAGATAAGTTGAGAGCAGAGGCAACAGAATTGAACCTGTTGAAGAAGACATCTCATGCTAAACTTCCCATATGATTCCTAAAGTGAAACCCTTTGATGTGTACAAGAACTATCTTGGATTGAAAAATCACTTTACCAAAGACACATATGATTACCATCGTTATGGTGGAAAGTCTAGGGCATCCCTAGACTCTTTTTATAAGAGGCGTGATAGGTTTTTCTTTGAGAAACTTAGCAGGCAAAAGAATGACACAGAAGTTGTTGAATTTTTTGTGTCAAATTTTGTCACCTGTGATGACCCACAGTCCCTATGGATTGGTGAGATTGTTAGGAATGGTGAGCAAAATTATACTGACTGGAAGAAGAGACTACAGTCTCTGTCATACACTTTCAAGTCAGAGATTGGAGATGTCTTTACAGATAAAGACTTTGATGCTATGTTTAAAATTGAGGGAACTAAACACCCTCAAATTATCAAAGAGCATCTGGGAAAGAACATTTCTCTAGAAACTTTTGTTATTTTGAACAAGATCATTGGGTTTAAAGAAAACTTTGATAAGAAGTTGACTGACCCTGTGTGGAAGTTCTTATCTATGAGAATCAATAAGTATGATTCCTTTATACATATTGATGTATTTAAATTTCGCAAAATACTGAAGGAGATTATTATCCATGGCACTTGAAAACAGCACTGTACTTGAAAATCTGATTAGTCAGAGAAGTGAACTTGAAAAGTCACTAGAAGGAAGCAGAGAAATGTACCTGAAAGTTTGTGGTGCGATTGAAGTTCTTCAACAAATTGAAGAGACAAACAATCCTACACCTGCAGACACAGAATCTGCTGAAGTCACACCTACTGAGGTTGTAGAAGAGGGATGAGTTTTTTCAAATCAGAAATAGTTCAAGCTGAGATGAAGGAGATCGCTGAACTTCAAGAACAAATCTATATGAAAGTATTTGAATTTGCTACTATGTCCAATCAGGACAAGATAGATCATGTTGAAATGCTTGAAGAACTTCTCAAGAAGCAGCAAGTTCTTTACACTAGACTGAGCTTGTCTGATGATCCTGAAGCAAAGACAATGAAGGATAGTATCCTTGAGTCTGCAAAGCAACTTGGATTCCCTTCTGATGTTGATCTAGCATATGTGTTCAATAACATGACACACATTGTGGACAACATGAAAAAGTCCTTGGGTGAGGGTTGACACCCCACCCCATCCATCCTATATTAGAGGCTGCCTGATCCTCCACCAAGCAAAGGGCACAAACCAAATACATCTAATACGAGGTAATACAAATGGGTTTTTCAGACCTAAAAAAACAGTCTTCTCTTGGTTCTCTAACAGCAAAGCTTGTTAAGGAAGTAGAAAAATCAAACAAAGGAGGAGGTGGTGCAGATGACCGCCTTTGGAAACCAGAGATGGACAAAAGTGGTAATGGATATGCAGTTATTCGTTTCCTTCCAGCACCTGATGGAGAAGATCTCCCTTGGGTAAAACTGTTCTCCCACGCCTTCCAGGGACCTGGTGGTTGGTACATTGAGAATTCTTTGACCACTGTTGGTGGCAAAGATCCTATTGGTGAACTCAATCGTGAGTTGTGGAACAGTGGTAGTGAAGCAAACAAAGAGATTGTGCGTAAGCAAAAACGCAAACTGTCCTTCTATGCAAACATCTATGTTGTACAGGACAAAGCCAACCCACAGAATGAAGGCAAAGTCTTCCTGTATAAGTTTGGTAAGAAGATCTTTGATAAGGTCATGGAAGCAATGCAACCTGAGTTTGAGGATGAGACCGCAATCAATCCTTTTGACTTCTGGCAGGGTGCAAACTTCAAACTGAAGTTGAAGAAAGTTGCAGGTTACTGGAACTATGACGCATCTGAATTCGCATCAACTAGCCCACTGCTGGATGATGATGATGCAATGGAATCCATCTGGAAGCAAGAGCATTCACTAACTGCTTTTGTTGCTGATGATCAGTTCAAGTCTTATGATGAACTGAAGAAGCGTCTTGATTATGTTTTGGGTAATAAAGCACAAGCACGTCAAGAAGCACAGGAGACAGAGTATGATAATTATGCTGCCACTGAACGTAAGTCAGTTAGTGAAGAGGAAGTCATGCAAAAACTTGAAGACTCTTACAAGGCAGCAAAGGAACCATCTGTCACAAAAACATCCTCTGTTGATGACGATGATGATCCTATGTCGTACTTTGCAAAACTCGCTGATAGCTGAGTGAAATTCAATAATTGATTACAAGATCCTGGGAAAAAATTCCTGGGATTTTTTTTGCCCTATTACTTTTTTATGGATACAATCTAATGTTCTCGCCTTCTACCAAATCAGGTGAGACATACTGGGAAGAACCTTTCTTGTATGGCATTGATGTTTCCATCTCATCAATGATGATGCCAACATAGTAATCTTTAAGTAAAAATATATTCCTTTTTCTTTCCTCTTTCTGAGTCTCATATTGTAAGTTTGTTATTGTATTCAACCTTTTTATAGTCTGTTGCTGTTGAATGCCATCATCAAAGAAAGTGACAGAGAAATCACTAGACACCTCTAATCCGCCAGGTGTAATTAGATCACCCTGACTATCAAGAATTCTTACTGTCTCATAATGATGTACCTGTTCAAATTCTGACTCAGTTCCATACTTATCAATCATATAGTTATAGAAACTTTCCTGTGCAAGAGGCCACTCAGTTTCTATGTTAAGGATATTATTAGTTAAAAGTATACACCAGTCTAAGTTTGAATCACCATAATATTTTTCTGCTACATTATCAGGTCTTTCATCACCTACAATTTTGTACTGAACAAAGTTTGCAATATCTCCAAGCAAGTCAGGATTTATAATACCCCTCTTGAAAAGATTTTTTACCTTAGTATATTGATCAATAATCCTAGCACCAGGAGTTCTACTAATATAATTAAAGTCAGGAATATAACTGAAATAATTTTGTGACATTTTTAGAATCCCATGTCTGTATCAGGACCATTATAATCATCAGCATATACTGGTACAATTTCAGTGAATGATAATTGAATATCATATGCAGTGAGCGAACCTGTGTCATTGAACACCATATATGATCCATCTGGTGTGTAGTTCACAGAAAAATTAGTAAGAGCACAGGGTTTAAATTTATTTAGGTAGGGGTGTTGACCACCATCCTTATAAATGTATTCTAGTTTAAAAATTCTAGGAGATTTTAGAAAAAATGCAGCAGTTACTGTTTGGACGGCACTATTTCTTTTGAATGCTCTAATAATTTTTCTTATAACTTCTGACTCTTCTTTATTCCTTGGAGTAAGTTTGAATGTAAAATTAAATGTTCTAAGACCAGGACCACTAAACAGCAATTCAAGATTAGGATTAATGATTGCACCTGTTGATCTCCCCATTAACCTGGCACCAACTGCTTGACCAGCAAAGAATGCAATAAGAGCATTCTTTGCTGTATCTGATCTAAGTAAATTTGTTACATCATTTGCTCCTCCTGCTAAAGCTTTTTCTATAGCCTCTTTACTACCATCACCCATAAACTTAATAGCTCCTTCTGATACCTTAGCTAATCCTCTTTGAATATCATTGATAGTATCATTGGTCCAACTTACAGCATTTGATTCTGTTATGGTTGGTTGCATGGGCAATTGGACAGTTTCATATTCTTTACCTTTAAGTGCTGATACTGCTCTGTTTTTTGATGGATTTAAACCAGAAGGTGTATATTCATAGGCAGTGATTTGAATGTAATCAAACTGCATTCCAGGTGGAGGTGCAATGGAAGGATATTTAAGTAGTTCATTTTTGCCATCTACCTTATTTGAGTCTAAAAATGCTTCTTCATTTGTATCACTAGTAGTGGTGGTACTAGTACTTCCATCACCATCTGCTCCACCAGCACCACCAGAACCATCTGCTCCACCAGCACCACCAGCACCACCAGCACCACCAGAACCACCAGAACCATCTGGGTCAGTGCCTACATTAATCTTATCACTTTCATCTGTGGCAGCACTAGGTGGTGGTATTACTTCTTCTAACTTCACATCTGTAGATCCATCACCATTACCATTACCATTTTTATCAGGTTGAGCTAGCTCATCTACAACTTTTACAGTTGTTATAGTTTGGTCAAAGTTAACTCTTTCTTTATTGCCATCTGGATTAGATGTAAATGGTACTCTGTTGTCAAAGAAACCCTGCCTCTCCTCTGTGCTTAAGGTTCCATCTTTGTTTAGAACTGCTGCTCTGTCATTATTAAATTTTCTAGCACCGTTTGAAAAGAACTGTTCGTCAAATTCTGGTTGACTTAAAATACTTTGTCCCTTTTTATCTCTTTCTGTATTAATTGCTCTCATATATCTGTCTCTATTGGTTAGAGTCCAATCGCTCTTACCATTTGCTGGCACAGATTCTGCAATCAGCACGCCACCAAGGCCACCTAGTGGTGCAAAACCTTTTTGGTATACTTTGATAGCACCAGTGGTGGTATCAGTATAGGTGTCTACTGCTACTCCATTCCATTCACTACTTTGGAAAATTTCTGCCATTGTGTTTACTGGAGCTCCGTTTAGATATTTAGTTTGAATTTTTGATATGGAATCTGTCTCATAGTCTTAATTTCTGAGGGATATATGATGTAGGGATACCCTACAATCTCCTCCCAAGAATAGTTTCTCCAAGTTCCCCAGTGATAGTTCAATCCTCTGAACCCCCACTTCTCAACTGCCATACAAGCAATCAGAGGGTGTTCATCATACTCAATCCTAGGTGTCTTTGGTTGGTACACATAGGTGTAGAACTTTCCAGGAAGAGGGACAGTATCAACAGACATCTCTCTGTCCCCACTTTCAAGTATTCCAACTATCTCTACCATCATATCATCCACATCTGTTTTGAGAATGATGTCATTGACTACTGACTCTGAGAATCTATCAATAGTGCTATTCTGATATAGTTCTAGTTCTTCATCCACGACTTGCTGGCAGTGCTTTTCTGTTTGCTTGTGGATTTATTTGTGGTCTGGCAGGAGCAGCAGAGATTGCTTTCTTTTCAGGTGCTGCTTTGATAGCAGGTTTCTTTTTGGCACCTGCCATTGCAGTTGATACAGGTCTAGCAGCAACTTGTTTATGTTGAGGTGGTTGCTTAGAAGCAGCAGTTTTCTTTGCCACCATTGAATCCTGAGCAGGTTTCTTCTGTGGTTGTGATGCCTTGGTAATAGCACCACCCTTCTCAGGTTTAGGTGATGCAGTCTTGTTTGCCTGTCTATACTTCTGTGGTTTTCTATCCTTCTGCTTACCAGGACCATCAGGTTTGGTTGCTAATGGTTTCTTCTTAATATCTTGTTGTTCCTTCTCTCTCTTCTCTTTTGCATTCTTTCTCTTACCAATCCAATCAATTGACTTGTTCTCTCCACTGCCATCAATTGTGTTAGCGCTTGATGAACCTTCAAAGGAACCTGATGCAGATATTGCAGCCTTGGTTGCACCTGCTGCATCCTCTTGGAATTGGTAGAAAGACTTCATTATTTTTTTAGTTATTTATTACGCAAATGACCCTGGATTAGGGTTTAATATTGTGGTTGGAGGTTGACCAGGACCTGGGACAGTATCATTCTGACCAAGAGTGGGGTCACCTAAGATTGGTCCACTAGTTACTACACTTACATTTCTCTTCACATATCTTGAGTATCCAAATGATACATCCAAGTTTAAAAATTCTCCAGCAGGACCATAACTCAATTCAATTTGTTGCATTTGTTTGGGGTATGCCTTGATTAGTTTTACTTCAATCTCTGGTTTTTGAATTCTATTTCCCTTATAGGATGTTCCAGTATCTTTCTCAAATTTAGTGATAAAGATGTTGTCAGAAATGTAATCATTATAATAGTTGGGACGATATACAGCACCAGGAGCATAGTAAGATACAGTATTATCTCCTTCACTATTTGCCATACCACTCATATAATCCATCCAAGCTTCAAAGAAATTGATAACCTTATACTCAGTATCTACAATGAATGACATTGTAATTTCTGTATCATAACCTCTTCTATAAGGAATCTCCTCTACTTGTCCTTGAATGTCAGCACTAACTGAGTGCGTCAAAAATGCTGAACCAGGAAGAGTTGTTCTATGACATCTTAGTTCAATATCACGACCATCAACACCATATGGAATGCCTCTTTGTTCTAGTAAAGATGTGACATTACCTGGTGGTTGTATTTTTACTAGGTAGTTATTGGGAGTAGCAATGTTTAGAATCCTACTCTTAATAGCACTTGTTTTAATTGGACCTGGTGCAGGTCCACCAGCAGGGAAAGGCATCTAAATACGTTACTACCATCATTACTATGTATAACTGATGCCAAAGGGAAACAAGTGGCACCAAGGTAGGTTTCACCCACAATTCCCAGAGAAGTATATGGGAGATACTTCTAACATTGTGTATAGAAGTAGTTGGGAACTTCACTTTCTAAGATGGTGTGACAGAAATGATGCTGTGTTGAAGTATGCAGCAGAAGAGTTCAGCATTCCATATGTAAGTCCTGTTGACAACAGAACCCACAGGTATTATCCTGATGGTATTGTGCAAATCAGGCACAAGAATGGTGAGATCAAGAGATATATTATTGAGATCAAACCTGCTAGACAGTGCTCTGAACCAAAGAAACCTGCTAGGATGACCAAGACATTCATTACTGAAGCAAAAACATATGCTGTGAATCAGGCAAAGTGGAGAGCTGCTGATGCCTTTGCCAAAGATAATGGTATTGAGTTCAAGGTCTTGACTGAAAATGATTTAGGAATTGCACCCCCAAAAAAGTCTAAAAAACGCAAATAAATATAACGACTGAAATAATATTATGCCTTTACCAAAAATTGCCACACCAACATATGACTTGGAGTTGCCATCAACAAAACAAAAGATTAAGTTTAGACCTTTCTTAGTTAAGGAAGAGAAGTTACTTGTTCTTGCATTGGAGAGTGAAGATACTAAGCAAATTACTAATGCTATCAAGACAGTAATCAAGTCTTGTATCCCTACAAGAGGAGTGAAGGTTGAAGATCTTCCTACCTTTGATATTGAATTTTTGTTCCTGAATATTAGAGGCAAGTCTGTTGGTGAAGAGGTGGAGATTAGTATTATTGCTCCAGATGATGGTACAACACCCATCCCTGTCAGCATTAATCTTGATGATATTAAAGTTGTTGAGGATGAAAACCACACTAAACAAATTAGACTTGATGATTCATTGATGATGGAGATGAAGTATCCATCTCTTGATCAGTTCATTAAGAATAACTTTGATCAGGTTGATACAAGCAATGTTGACAAGTCATTTGAGTTGATTGCATCTTGTATTGATAAAATCTATAATGAAGATGAAGTTTGGTCTACTGCTGACTGTACAAAGAAAGAAGTGGTTGAGTTCCTTAATCAAATGAGTTCTACTCAATTTAAGGATGTTGAAAAGTTCTTTGAGACTATGCCTAAACTTTCACATACTTTGGAAGTGGTGAATCCAGTCACTGATGTGGCTAGCATTGTTGTACTAGAAGGGTTATCAAGTTTTTTCGGATAGGTCTTTCCCATATGGACCTTGAAAGTTATTACAGGTTAAATTTTGCCTTGATGCAGTACCATAAATATTCATTAACTGAGATTGAAAACATGATGCCGTGGGAGCGTGATGTTTATGTTGGACTTCTACAACAACACCTAGAAGAAGAAGAACAAAAAGCAAAGGCACGTCAGAATGGATAGTAAGGTAGTAAAACTACTAAAAATTTATGAGAACGAGACTGGAAAGGATTTGCTTTCCAAACTTACAGAAGATCGTCTCAAAAAGTTAGGGTTTTACTACGAGAATTTGTCAGAGGATGAGCAGCAGGATATAGATCTTAAAATTATTACTGGTGAAGACAATGACTTCATTGATGTATGCCTAGGACTTTCAGGACACTATGATGAAGTAGAATATAATCAGGGACTAAAAGATTTAACTGAGAATGTTATAGAGGAGGAGGGTGGTGGTTCAACTGCTCTTGCAGTAATTCCTCAAACAACAGATGCAGCAAGTGAAGAGGACTTGGTAGGTGAGGATGTAGATGACGTCATCCTCAGACTACTTGGTCTTGAAGATGTAGTTGATATTGACTATGATACATATAAAACTCTTCTGAAAGAGAAGATGATGGCTGGCAGGATGACTGACAGTCAGATGCCTACTGAGGAAGTAGAACTTCTTACTGATGAATACAAGAGAGTAAAGAGTAAGACTGGTAGATTTAAGGTAAACAAGAAGACTGTCAGTGCAGATAGTTTCTTTGATAGAGGTGAAGCAGCAGATGTAGAGACTGACAAACCTGTTGTAACTCCTGCTGGTTTGTTGCCATCAGCACAGAAGATTAGTAAAACAGTTGAGGAGGAGCAAGAAGCACAGGTTGAAGAGAAGGATGGTTTTAATCAGAAAGTTCTTGCACCTTCTCTTCAAAAAATTGATGAGAACATTCAAAGTATTCTTGACACACTCAGGAAACAATATGATCTTGAGAAGAAAGAGTCTGATAGAGATGAAAGACTTGCCAATAAAGACAAGGCTTCAAAAAGGGAAGCAAAGTTAGAGGGTGGTAAAAGTAAAAGTGGATTTATGTCTGGTGCCTTAAACAGGATTGCCAAACCAGTTAGTGATTTGTTTGGGATGATTGAGAAATTTATTATCAATACACTATTGGGTGGATTGATATTGAGAGTGATGGATATCATCAATGATCCTCACAAGTATCTCAATCCAATCAAACAATTCTTTATTGATATAATTAAGTGGATTGAAAGCACTGTACAGTTTGTTGTAGATATACCTTATAATATGTACAACAGTATTGCTACTGGATTGAATGCTGGTCTTCAGAATATTGAAAATGCAATTAATGATGCCCTTGCATTCTTTAAGCAAGCACCCATGGACCCTGGTCCTAGATTGCCTGCTTTAGAAGCACCACAGATTCAAATTCCAATTCCAGGAATTTTAAAACTAGAACCCACTAATGCACAGCAGCAAGTTCAGCAGCAGACTGGTGGTGGTGAAGTTATGGGTGAATCACCTATGGCAGCACCAGTTCCTATTGATATCAGAGAGGGTGGTAAGATTGAGAGTACTTCATCTAATAAGATAAAAGGATTTGGTGTTGACACCCAACTAGTTGTTGCTGAACCTGGTGAATTCATGCTCCCGCGCAACTTTGTTGAGGAAATTGGTACTGATCGGCTGCTTGCTGCTGTTGGTGGTAATAATACTGCTAAGTATGGGTCAATACAGATGCCAGGTATGGGACTTGGTCTTTCTGAGGATATCCAGACCATGAAAGATGGTGGTGCTGTAAGTAATCTTGTTATCAGTGCTGGTCATGCTCCAACAGAAGAGAATGCACTTAAAGGTATTCCCTTAGGGTCTGATGGTAGGTCAGTACAAGGCACACAAGACTATGGGACAGGTGTTAATGAATGGGAAGCAACCAGACATCTTGTCAAAACAATGCAGCAGATTGTTAGTGCTGATCAAAATCTAAGACAAAGAATTTCATTCCAGAACATCTACTCTTATGGTGGATTGTCTGGTGTGCCAAGAGATGTTGAGAAGAATGGTGGCACACAATTTGTTGACATACACTTTGATGCTAGAAAGAATGGTAGACCTGGTGTCATCTTCCCATCATCAAACAATGTATCAGCAGTTGATAGATCAATGGCTGGTGTCTTTGGCAAGTATCCTGTCAGTCATAAAGATTATGGTGTGACAGCAGCAGGTGGTACTATCCTTGAAGTTGATAGGATTGACAGTCCTGCCATTGCACCATTCTTAGGTGAGGTTAAGAATAAGACTAAGGGGGAACATTCAAAAGCATTGGCAAGAAGGGTATTGAATTCAATGGCATCTGGTTTATCTGGTGCTCCAAGAGCTCATCCTACTTCATCTCAATCTGCTCCTGCTATACAATCTCCACAAATAAGTAGGCAAAAGACACTTCCCCTTCCACCTGGAGCACCAAAACCTCCAACCATTCAACCATTATATGTTTCAGCTAATGGGCAATCATCTCAGGGAGAGTCAAGTAGTTCTGGGGGACTTCAAAAACAAGTTCCATCTATCAATCCAGAAGACCCAAATAATCTTGAGTCACTGGTTGTTAAATCTATCTACAACATAGTAGGATAAGACATGGCATTACCTATGATTGCTGGTGCTATGATGAAAGGACTTCTTGGAGGTAAATCCAAGAAGACTGATGGTGCGCTTGTTAAAACTAAGGATGCAAAGATTAAACAAGCAAGAGATAATCAACCTAGGGTAGAAAATAAGGCAAGTTTTGTTGGCACCAGTGAGGCAATGTACTCAAAGGTAGCGTCACAGAAAAAGATTTCTGCTTCTGATTTTAAATCAGAGAGTCAGCAAGTAAAAGTAGAAACTGAATCCAACCAAGAGTCACTTAAAACTCAATTAGATAATCTTATTCAGAACACATCTAAACTTGATGAAGTTTTAAAGAAAGAGTATAAGGAAGAACTTGCTAATTCAAGGAAGAAGAAATCTGCACTATCAAAAGACAAGGCAGCAAAAAGAGAGAAGAATTTAGAGAAAAAAGGTGGTGGCAATCTCCTTGGCAGTGCCTTAGGTAAGGCATCAAGCTTTAATTTTATGGATATGATTGGTAAGTTCTTGCTCAACACTTTGTTGGGTGGACTTGCTCTTCTTACTTTTAACAATCTTGAACAGATTGGAGGGTTCCTTAACAAATATAGTTCTAATCTTTATCTAATTTTTAGTGGTTTAAGACTTGGGTTAGTTGGTCTCAAGGGATTCTTAAAGGGGACACTTGGTTTAGGTGCCAGACTGTTTAAAACAGCAATCAAAACCACAGGCAAACTGATTCTTAAAACAGCAAGAGGTCTTGGTAGTTTATTTAAGTTTGGATTTACTAGACTTGGTGATGCCATTGTAGATTTTGCTAGAGGTGCCATCAATGCTATCAGATTAAGAGCAGGCAAACCTCCTCTTCCTGGCAAACCTGGTAGAAGAGGTGGTAGAAACTCAACAACACCTGGAATAAGATTAAATCAGAAACAAAGGACTGCTACATCATCTAAGGTAGCAAGGAAAAGATATGCTCAAAGATATGGAGATGAAGCAGCAAAGAGAAGATTTAAAGGTAATGTATCAAAACCAAGTGGGCAAGCTACTAAATTACCAGGCAAACCAAATAAGTTTTTGCAGAAACTTTTTGGTAAGAAAGAAGCAAAAGCTATAGCACAAAATAAAGGATTATTTAAAAATATATTCAAAGGCGTAAAGGGATTTAGAATTCCTATTATAGGTCCTTTTATTGCTGCAATTGGATCAATGCTTTCTGGCGATCCAGTCAAGCAAACATTGTTCAAGTCAGTTGGTACTGGACTTGGCGAAGCACTTGGCACACTCATCCCCATTCCAGTTGTTGGAACTATTCTTGGTGGTTTGATTGGTGAGTATGGTGGTGACTTGCTCTATAGTTTCTTAGAAGGTGGTGGAATAGCAGGAGTACAATCTAAAATGGCTCAGGACTGGAAGAATACTCTTCAATCAGGAGCTAACTTTGCGCAATATATGAAGGACTCATGGACCAGATACTATGCTAGTCTGCCAAAGATGAATTTTGGAATTGGTGCAGTTCCTGATCCAGGGTTCCTCTTCGGAAACATAAAGGAAAACATTGGTCTGATGAAGAATGCATTGTTCCCACCTCAAGATGGAACATCACCACCCACTGTCATATCATATGGTGTAACAGATTCAATTACAGGACAAGCCACTGGTGCTACATCTCCTACTGCCCCTGGTGATGGACCCACTGGTACAGTTACTGGTGGGAATGCAGACTTCTGGACACTGACAGCAGTTGCCTCACTGGAAGATGGTGACGCCCAATCCAGAGCAGACATAGCACAGTCAATCTATAACAGAGCAGCATCTGGTGCCTATAGTAGTTCAAATATAAGGGAACTTATTATTGCTGATGGGCAGTATCAACCCACTTGGGATTATCCAAGGAAGAATCCTAATGGCGAGAAGGCAAACTCTGAGTGGCTTGGTATTGTAGATGCACAGACAGCTGCAGCTGCTACAGGTCGATCTGTTGCATTTGTGGAGCAGGCTGCAAGAGAGATTATGAACCCCACTCTCCAAAAGAATGCAAGAGATTTTGTTGCTGGAAGGACTGACTTTACAAACTATACCAAAACAAATAGAAGGAGTGAGATTTATAGATCAACTGGTGGAAAGAACAATTACTTTGGGTGGGATTGGAATTATAGTGGTAATGTTCAGGGTAATGTTCCTGACTTTGGTGCTCAAGCATCACCTTCATCAGTAACTCCTGTTACACAACCTGTAACTACAAGTGGTATCACCCCAGCACAGATGCAGCAGAAACTGGCAGAACAGAAGGCAGCAACAGAGGCATCTGGTTATTCAGGACAAACACCTGCACAACCAAAGATCACTACAGCACCACAACAACAAGCCCCTTCAGTCGCAAGGTCAGCATCTTATGAGGACCAAGGAGATGTTCAAGTAGTTGTTCCTCTTCCATCTCCCAATCAACAACAAACTCCAGTTATGTCAAATAGGTCTGGTGTTTCTATGGTGGGTGGTTCTACAATTAGTATGGTAAATAGTTACTACAAAGCTCAACTGTTAGCTAACTTATATAAGCAAGGATAATGGCAGAACCAAAGAATGCACCTGAAGGTGCAGCTAACATATCTAAGTTTAAAATATCATCCAACACTAACAACAGAGCAGTTGATTTTGGTGGAGGTGTGGTAGATTTTAGGTACTATGAGAGCGTGTTGTCAAATAATATCACTGCAACTGCTACCATTGTTGAGACTGGATTTGAGGTAGATGGTGAGAAAGTTGAGGGCACTAAGTCAATACTAGACAGTTTACCTATCAGAGGTGGTGAGAGAACTGATATTGTTATTGAAGATAATAAGAATAATAAAATTAGATTTGATGTTAATGGATTGTATGTTAATAGAGTAAGGAATGCATCTCCTGGCACATCAAAGGATGTTTACTTCTTAGACTTTGCTCCTAAAGAATACTTTGCTAATGAGCAAATCAGAGTTATGGCAAGATATGAGGGCAAAATCTCTGAGCATGTTGGTCAAATCTTACAATCAATTGGCGCTAGGATTGAGAAGATTGACGTCACATCATCTACATATAATTTTGTTGGTAATGATAGAAAACCATTTTATACTTGCACTTGGTTAGCAACAAAGGCAATTCCTGATAAGGATATTGGAAGTAGGGCAGCATATCTATTCTATCAGACGAGGAATGGATATAATTTTAGATCTATTGATTCTTTGTTTGAACAGGAACCAGTTAAAAAATTAATCTATAACAATACTGGTATTCTTCCTGAGGGATATGATACAAATATCCTATCCTATACTATAGACCAGGATGTAGAACTCAAACAGAATATGACCTTGGGAACTTACAACAATAGGTCTGTCTACTTTGACTTCTTTGCTATGAATTACTTTGTAAAAGAATATAAGTATGTGCCTGATGAACTGGGCATATCAGGCAAAACATTTGGTGCTGATATGGTGGCAAAGGAATTCACACAGGCACCAACTAGATTGATGACACATGTGTTTGACATTGGAGTTAATCCTAATGGAACAGGTGATGATCAATTAGATGCTTGGAAAGATGCTCCACAAGAACCTAACTATGATGCAGAGAATGCAATGGTTCAACCTGTTATGAGATACAATCAAATGTTCTCTATTAAAGTTAACATTACTATTGGTCTAGACATAAGTATTAAGGCAGGTGATATTGTAATGTGTGACTTTCCAGCAGTGATGGGTGAGAAGAATAAAGAGACAAACAAGCAGACTGGTGGCATATATATGGTAGCAAGTGTGTGTCATAATCTCACCTCAAGAGAAAGTTTCACGTCACTCTCACTTGTAAGAGATTCATTTGGTAAGAAGCAGGGATTCTGATGTTTGATCAAGGACTATTTGAAAAGCATTTTGTTGGAAGAGACGGATTCATTTGGTGGATTGGTCAGATTGCTAGCGAGATATCCTGGAAAGAGAATATTCCTGGTCTTCCTTTAGATGATAATAGTGAGATAAAAGGATTTGGTGAGAGATATAGAGTTAGGATTATGGGTTACCATACTGCTAACATTAATGAAATACCTGATGAAGAATTGCCATGGGCGTATGTAATGTATCCTGTGACAGCAGGTGGTGGAGGTAGAAGTTCATCACAATCTGCTAACTTAACTCAAGGAAACTTTGTATTTGGTTTCTTTTTAGATGGTGAGAATGCACAACTACCAGTTGTCTTTGGTTGTATAGGATACAATGATTACAACGCAGTCAATAAGAACCTTCCACCTGCCAGGTTCTTACCTATCAGTGGTTACACAGAGAATGATTATGTTGCCTGGTATTCACAGAAGGCAAATACAGGTGGTACTCTTGTTCAACAGGATGGAGCACAGAAAAAGGGTGTAGGAAAGGAGACTGAGGCTGCTGGTTCTGTTGCTGGATCATCTATCAATGCTACTAGAACAGAAAGTGTAAATGGTGACAACAGTCAAAATAGTGCTGCTTCTGAATCTTCATATCAAAAAGATAAAAGGAGACAACCAATTTCTCAGTCATCTCAATGTGAGAAGATACCACTTGGTAGAATTCAAAGGCAGATTGCTAATGTTATTGTAGATATTCAACAAGCACAGAAATCTATCTATAAGTATAGAGATGCAGTGCAAAATCAAGTTGGTGACATACAGGCATTTATCAATAAGAAGATAGGAGAAGCATCAAAGTTCATAGCACAATCTATTAAATGGGTCTTTACTGAGGCACAGAAGTTTCTTGTTAGGCAAACTAGTGAGGCAATGAAGAACACATATTATTTGTTGTTCCCTAATGAGAGACCATTATTGCAGCAAAAAGTTGATACTGTTCTTGATTTGATTGCTTGTCTGTTTAGGAAACTGATTGATGGTCTTCTTGGAATGGTTGAATCTTTCCTGACTAGTGCAGTCAATAAAGTTATCAATGCTGCAGAGTGTTTTGTAGAAAACTTTATTGCAGCAACACTTGGTCAAATTATGGCTAAGTTATCTAATGCAGTAGAACAAGCACTATCATCCATCACATCTCTTGTAGGTCAAGCAGCATCAATTGCTGGTGATGTTCTAGGTCTGATCACTGATTTACTTTCATTCCTTTCTTGTGATGATAAACCAGAATGTTCTAAGATTAATGAGTGGAGTATCCTCAGTGGAGGTGCTGCAGTAAGTTTTGGTGACATTGATTCACTGGTTGGAAAGGCAAAGAATTTTGCTGCAGGATTTGAAAATGCAACTGACCTTGATAACTTTGATTTTGATTTAAACTTTGATAATATTTTTGGTGCTGACTCTTGTAATATTGGACCACTTTTATGTGGACCACCAATCCCCAAAATCTCAGGTGGATTTGGAGCAGCAGGTAATTTTGTGATTGGTGCAGCAGGTGAGGTATTGGGAATTGATATGCTCTCATTTGGTGTAGGATATGATGAGGGAGCATTTGCAAGTGTGTATGATGGATGCGGTAAAGGAGTAGGCGCAGTTATTAGACCTGTGGTTTCAGATGTTGAAGTAATAAATCCTAATAATCCTCAACAACGCACCACCAATCTACCAGCAACTATTGATCCAAGGAATGAATTTCCTCCTGGAACAATTACAAAGGGTGTAACTGGTATTGTTGTTGATGAACCAGGTACAGGATACTTGCCTGGACCTGATGGTAGTCAGGGAGGAAATGAATATACTTGGGCAGACCCTGATGATACTGTTGTAAAAGAACCAGATGGAACTTATCTTGTTCCTGCTCCTCCTGGAGAAATTGTCGTTGTCAATCCTGGTGATGTAGTAACACTACCACCCACCACTGTTGTTATAACAGAGCCACAACCTGGTGGTGGTGATCAACCTGGTGGTGGTGATACACCTGGCACTGGTGGTGGTGGAACAGGTGGTGGAGGTGGACCAGGAGGTGGTCCAGGTGATGTAGGTGGGGATGATGGAACCCTTAACCCACTTGACCCCCAACCATTTGATCCTGGCACTGGTGGTGATACACCTGGCACTGGTGGTGGTGGAACAGGTGGTGGTGGAGGCACTGTTACTACTCCTGGACAAGGTGGTGGAGAAGAAATTCCTGGTGGTGTAGATTATGTTGTTCAACTTCCTGGCGTATTCAC